GGTATTAAATCTGAATATTTGCCCATAAAATCAAACAATGCGGTATCGTTGTTTATTCAGGCAATTATATATATGTTGGAATTGAATGGACGGTGTGCAATAGTGTTACCAGATGGAAAAGATTTATTTAGTAAAACAGATAAGACATTGATGATGGTGCGGGAGTATTTAATGAAGTCATGTGACGTGAAGGAAATAATTTATATGCCATCTGGAATATTTACGCATACGTCTATAAAAACCTGTATATGTTATTTTGAAAAGAAATGTACGGATTGTTTGACGGTAGATATAAAAGTGTCAAAAAGTAATAAAGAAACACGAAATTATCAATTTAATACAGAACATCAAACAGATAAAATAAGTTTCTATGAGTGGAGTCCAGAAGAAAAGAAACTTTTGACAGAGGCAGATATAAAAAGTATATCGGATAATGCGTATTCACTAAATTATGCTGAATATATGGTAGAAGAAGAAGAAGAGTATGAAGAAGATATAAATAGTTTTAAATTATCTGATATTTGTACATTTTTGCCAAAAAGTAAAAGATCAGCTAAATTTGGAGAAAGTAGTGGTAAGTATCCATTTTTTACATCATCACAGTTGTGTACAAAATATACAGATATTGCTGATTATGATACTGAATGTTTAATTATAGGAACTGGTGGGACAGCAAATGTAAAATATGCGAATATGTTTTCATGTTCGGCAGATAATTTTGTAATAACATTTGGTGAATCATGTCACGCTAAATATGTGTATTATTATTTATTACATAATATATCAGTGTTGCAGAAAGGGTTTATTGGTTCAGGAATTCAACATATTTCAAAAGAATTTTTGAATAATATACAGATACCGATTCCATCAGTGGAATTACAACAGGATATAGTAAATTATTTGGATTTCATATATGAGCATACAAATAAAACTAGTAAAGAGAAGATTGATGAATTGAAAAAAATGAATCAATATTGTATTGATAATCAAAAAATGTTTGGAAAAAATCAGACAAAATCATTAAACGAAGTATGTAAAATGAAATCAGGAAATCATTCAACAAAAAAATCAGATTTTGTTGATGGTGATTATTTGATTATTGGCGGTGGTAAACAACCAATTGGTACACATAATGAATATAATTGTGATGAAAATACTATATTATGTGCATCAGTTGGGTCTGCTGGTTATATATCATTATATGAACAAAAAACATTTATTACGATGGCATTTGCTCTTACTGAAGATTCAAAGATGGTAGATAAAATGTTTTTATACTATTATCTTAAATCGATTGAGAAAGATTTGATAAAATTAGGTAAAGGAACAGCACAACCGTATATTAGTATGGAAAAACTGAAACAAATAAATATAGAAGTACCAGATCTTAAAAGACAACAAGAAATAGTTGAATATTGTAAACAAAATATCTTGTTGATTGAAGAATTGGAAAAAGAGATAGAAAAGAATGAAGCAAATGCGAAAGAATTCATAAATATGATTTTGTCATAAATTTTAATATATTGTTATTGATCCAATCAATGAAATTGATCCAATCAATGAAATTGATCCAATCAATGAAATTGATCAATATATTAAAATTTTTATAATTTACATTTATACAAATAAATTAATTCTTGTTGTCCTAAACTGTCTTGTCGGACTGTATCTTTTGATATACTATAATCTAATGATTTAAATCTTTCTATTAATACTTCAACAGCTATATTAGATTTAATCCAATGCCAACTTTTTGGACGTAGATTTTGTAAATTTTCTGTTTTTATTTCACCACAATTAGAACCATATGCTTTTAATACAAAATCAGCACCTTCTGGAACAGTTGGTTGTTTGTTATCATCTGGTGGTCCATGTTTTAAAAATTCAAAATCTGGATGAATCTTGTCATAAATAACTGGTTCTCTTGGTTCTGATTTTTTTTCCCAAATCATAAAACAACATTTCGCAGACATAACTGGTTCAAAACAGCATGGAGTAGTTGGTAAATCTTTACAATAAATATTATGAAAGTTCATTGATAATTTATTGGTAATACTAACACGTTTAAAAGTGCGTGGTAGAATAAAAGCGATCATATCAGCAAATTCGGCGGCCTTGTTAAAAAATTTTAACGCAAGGGAAGAATTTTTTCCGAAAGGTGGATTACCAATTACAATATATTTTTTATCAATTACTGGTACGTAATCAAAAAAATCTTGTTCCGTAATGTTATCATCTTTGGGGTCAATATCAATACCTTGTCGTTTATTTTCAGGTAACAATTTATAGAATACACCATTACCTGCAGATGGTTCAAGAAATATATCAAATTGATGGTTATGAGTTTGTTTTAGTAGATCATTGTAGCAAGATTTTGCTATATCTGGTTTTGTGTAAAATTGATCGAGTGACATTTTTATGTATATTAAAAATATCTATTAAATCATTTTTATGTTAATATATATAAAAAATGAATGAATTATACTTATTTGCTGTAGCCATATTTTTTATGTATTTCGTAATGGTTGGTGGTAGATGTGATACATTACTTTCTTGTTCATTACAGCGTTATGTTGAAAATAATGTATGGATAAAACATGCTGTATTATTTATATCTTTTTATCTTTTTACTTTTGTATTTAATTGGTTTTCTGTTGGTGATTTAATTAAAAAACCTCAAGTTGTTCCAGATTATTATCAAACAACAGAGACGACCGAGACGACAGAAACGACAGAAACGACAAAGACGACAGAGACGACCGATACAACAAAAACGACAGAGACAAACAAAATAGCAGAAAAAGATTTAATAGAAAATAAAGATGCTGGTAAGATGTTTTTATTATATTTGTTATATACTGTTATGATATATGCTATATTTTTATTATCAACAAAAAATAATCCAATAACTTTGTTAATCTTTATAATATTACTATTCGTGATAGCATTTATGTTTTTGTATATAAAATCACAAGAGCATGTATATGATAAATACTTAAATCATCTTTATTTTATCAAAAACAGTGATGTTGATAATATTATTAAAAAATATAAACTAAACGATACAGAAAAAAAAGAATTAAATACAATAATGATATTAACAAATATCATGGGAATTATGATGATAATATCTGTACTTGTTGTTATAATCGGATTTATCTTGTATTTCAAAAAACAATATAAAGATAAAAATGAACAATTTAACTTTTTGTCTTTTTTATTTGGTTCTAATGAATGTACTAATAGTTAAATTATCAAAAAATACATATTTAATAAAATGAAACATTTTATTAAATACAATGGAATCATCTTCAGAAGATCATCAACCACAAATAAAATTAATTTTACTACGTCATGCTCATAGAGAACTGAAATCTCATGGTATTGATATAGATTTAAATGAAACCGGTCATGAATATGCAAAAAATGTTATTAAGTATGCTTTACCGGATAATATCAATATTATATATTCATCACCTTATAATAGATGTTTAGCAACTATATTTCCATACGTTTATCCTAATTTTAAATCTATAAGATATGATGTTAATATTTCTGAATATTCCGAAAGTACAAACAGACCATCTTATGAAAATATATTTAACACTATTCATGAAAAATATGAAGACTATTTAACAAATAAGGATAAAGATATTGATACAATATTTGATTCTTATATGGAATCCGAAAAACAATTTAATGAAAGAGTTAACATATTTATTAATAGAATTAGAGCAGATATTAAGAAATATGTTAATAAACCACATGAAATAACCATATTGGTTTGTACTCATGGTGCAGTGATACAAATGATTCATAAAATTTTAACAAGTCAAAAAATCACATGTCCAGAATTTGGTGAAATTATTACAATTAACATAAATTTATAGATTTTGATAAATTACATTATATAATATTAAATTAATGTATTAATTCAAATTTATCGTCATATTTTAAGGATAAATTTATGTTATTCATATTATATTCAACTAATTTGTTATCTTGTTGTTGTATTTTTTTATGGACCATTTCGTTAAAATATATATCATTCCATCGAATAACAATAGGTGCATTTGTTTTTTTTAAAATATAAATAAAAGGTAACTCTGCATTATTTATATATTTTATATATAAAGGTTTTATTTCATCGTGAAATAAAGAAATATAATCTCGTCCATTATTAATTTTAAATAGTGGTAGTTTTATAACATTATTTGAATTTTTTTCTGGAATAACCATTTTAATTTCTTGAATGTCTTGTAATGCGTCTATAATATGAATTTTTGAAATAGCATCAACTAAATTATTTTTAATATTAGCGTTAGAATAACCGCCTAATCTACAAATAAGTTCTTGATATTTAACATTGTTGTATTCAACTGGTATTGAATTGTATACTTGTGTTTCGTTATGATATCTTTTTTTTATAAGATCTCCATATTTATTTTCAAGTATATCTAAATAAGGTTTATTATTAACTTCAAAATCAAATATATAAATTCTATTAACTAAAATACAATTTTTATCTTCAAAATTTAATATATCAGAAACATCAAAAGAAGACGTAATTAAACTATCTGCATCTTTTATTAAAATATTTTTTTCTATATCCATTTTAAAATATATATTTAAAATTTTAAATATATTTTATCTTAAAAAATGAAAAATTAAATATATATTCTATATTTTTTACTTTATGAATAATAATACACAATTATTTACAAAAACCATATTTAATGTTTATCCGATTATTCTTAACTTGATTGATCCATATTATTTTAATAATATGATCCATACTAATAAAGAATTGTATAGTTTTTCAAAATACTATAAAGGTTTTTGTACATATTTGAAGTTTGATTATAAAATTAATTTTAAAGACTTCATATTGAGAATATCACAACATCAACAACATATCAAAATAATTAATTTTAATGGTTATCAAAATAATAATAATATTAATTATTTTGAATGGTGTCCTTTTTTTCCAAAAATTTTAATTATTCATAATGCAATTAATTTACATTTTAATAAAATTATTAAAGAAGTTGAATATTTGATTGTAATTGACAATTATTATAACGAACTAACACTTAATAATTTAATTTTTCCAAATTTAAAATTAATTGGTTATCATAAAGTTAATATCAATATCATTAATCGTATTAACAATTTTTTATTTATAAACTTTTCTGAATTAGGTATACTAAATTATTTAGATGAACCAACTTTATTACCACAAATTCTCAATAATTTACTTTTAACTTATAATCATAATTTAATTCATTCATAAATCGATTTAAATAACAATAATTTATAAGAAAAAAATGGAATCAACAACTCTACAACAATATAGTTTTGATAAAAAAACACTCAATGCATTGAAACTTGTTCAATTAAAAGAACTCGCGACATCTTTAAAACTAAAAATTCCAAGTGGTCTTAATAAAGATGATACTGTTGGATTAATTCAAAAGCATGGAAGAAAATTACAAAAATCCCTTGCAAAAAATAATTCATCAGCAGAACAATCATCTGCTAAAGAAAATTCAAAATCTTCAACAACAAAATCTTCTGTTAAACAATCTACTGAAACAAAATCTTCTGTTAAACAATCTACTGAAACAAAATCTTCTGTTAAACAATCTACCGAAACAAAATCTTCTGTTAAACAATCTGCTGAATCAAACAAAAAAATCAAACCAACAAAAAATGATAATACCAACCAAAATACCAAACCAACAAATGAACAAAAACCTAAAAGAATTAATAAATCACCAACAAGATCAAGAAACGAAACTGCTGGTAAAACCACTATCGGTAAATATAAAATTATTAAACAATTAGGTACAGAAGGTAAAGAAGGTACTTGTTATTTAGTAGAAAATCGTAAAGGTGAACGTTACGCTATGAAATGCTTTGCTAAATCAAAATCATCCAACATGTTACAAAAAGAAGCTCTTGCACAAAAAGAAGTTGCTAAATATGACCTTGCTCCAAAAATAAAAGAAGTCAACGAAGATGAAAAATATATTGTGATGGATCATCTTGATCGTAATCTTTTTGATATTGTCAAAAAAAATAATGGAGAAATTCCTGATGCTTATCAAAAAAAAGTTACCAGTCTGATTTCTAAACTTGATGAAACAGGTATTTTTCATGGTGACCCAAATCCAGCCAATTTTATGCTTAAAGGACAAAAAATGTATATAATTGATTTCGGCTTTGCAAAAGATATTGATGAACGATTAATTAAAAAATATGATACCGAAACACCAAACAAAAAATTTATGCCCATCGGATTAATTTTAAAATTAAAAGAGATTTATAGAAATCATAATCCTAATATAGAATATAAAGTTTTATCTAAATATTGTGAATGATTTATTTTTAACTTTGTTAAAAGAGGCCAATTATATTCGACTTTTACGACACTTTAATTTTAATATCTATAAATTATAATGATTTTTATGTGATTTTTTGTCTTTATAGTTTATTTTAAAATTGTGATTAATATTTAAAACTTCGTTTCAATTTAATCTTATTTTTTAACGTGATTTTTTTTGATTAAATTGTTTATTACTCACCTTTTTATATTATCATTAAATAGCTTTTTACAATTTTGCCATTTTTATATTTTTATACATCAAATGTATAAAAATTTTTCTTTTAAATTGTTTATTATTAAAAATGCCTTCTAAACAAAAAGATATCGCAAAATTCAATGAAGCGCTATACACTCTAGATGATGTCATGAAAGAATTAAATATTCCTTATCATCTTAATTCAGGATCAGCCTTAGGTGCCCACAGAGAAAAAGGTTACATTCCTCACGACGACGACATCGATGTTGGTGTCTTTTATGATGATATACCAAAAAGATCCCAAGTCGATCAACTCCTCAAACTCCTAAAACAACGCGGATTTAAAAAAAAACATGACGAACACGGCTCTCTTAAAACCGGATTCGAACTCGGTCTTTATCACAAAAATGGAACCCCCATTGACATTTTTTGGACCTACGAAGACACATACAAAGGTTATAAAATTTCTTATATAGCTTCTTACTATGGTAAATGTGATGACCTTCCAAAAGGTATGTGTGTATGGATCTATAGACGTTTTAAACCCGTACGTTTACAATTTTATGATCGTAAATTATACTCATGGCCTCTAAAAACCGTACGTGACTCATATGGCAAAAACTGGAAAACTCCCATCAAATATGATTATATTGATATGCTCGAAAATAAAGAACTCGCATTTGGTCTCGCTGAAGACTTTTTTAAATATAACGGTCCGGAAGGCACAAAACGTTGGCTCAGAGATAAACCCGCACATGATGCCATGATGAAACAACGACGTAAACAACAACTCGCAGATATACGTGCTCGTAAACGCTCTCGCAAAACCTCTCGTAAAACCTCTCGCAAGAGTCGTAAATCTGGCGTGAAACGCTCACGCAAGTCTGCTAGCAAAGCACGCAAAGCACGCAAAGCACGCAAAGCACGTAAGAGCAAAAAATCAAAAGCTAAGAAAAAGTTTGTACCAAAAGATTTACAAACTTTTAATGATTTGGTAAGTATAAAATCATAAATTATCATAAAATTATTTTTAAATAT